GCCTCCAACTCCTGAAGGAACGTTTCCGCCGCCGTCCGCTCCTTCGCTTGACCAAACTCCAGTTCGGCGCGGGCTAGCGCGTCCTGTCCGAAGGAGGAACCCTGCACCCGCCGGCGGGCCATGTTCTCGCGCAGATTGCCGATCGCCGCCGTCCGGGCGTCTTCAATCTCCTTCAGCCTCGCTGCGCGCAAATCGGAAAATCCAGGCGCGACGCGGCCGCGCAGTCCCGCAATGGCGTCCGCCTCGCTGCCGAAACCGCGCGACAGATTGCTGACCAGCCCCAACCGCTCGGCGCTCGGCGTGATCGCCAGATTGTCGCCGCTGATGCTCGAGGAAAGACCGCCGGCGTTGATGCCCGTCGGCTTGAAATTCTGCACCGGCGCAGTGGCTTTCTCGTCGCCGCCGCCAAACAGTTTGCTAAGGCCAAACGACGCGCCGGCCGATGCCAGCCCGCCGAGGATCGTTCCGAAAGCCATTTATCCCACCCTCGTCTCGAATATGGCCGCCGGCCGGCCCTTGTACACATTGAAGGTCGTGCCGACCCGCCGCATGATGCCGTGCTGCGCGATCATCTCGAAGAACGGCTTGGCCTTCTCGTCGGCATATTCCATCATCGGGATTTCGCGCCGGATCGAATTGAAGAATGCCACTGCGGACTCGATCTTGTTGCGCCCCGAGGCCCAGGGAAACCACAGCATGTCGCCGATGATCATGAACGGCGAAAACGCCGGGTTCGGGTGAGAATAGATCCCAAGAACGATCCCGACCGGCATGAAGCCTTTCGGGCTTTCGGCCGAGAGCGTCCAGCCGCCGGCGTAGTTCGTCGATACTTCGTCGACGAAGTTCAGATAGAATTCCTCCGGAGTGAAATTGCTGTCGGCAAACCGCGGCCCCATCGAGGCCAGCGCGCCCTTCTTGTAGGCCGCCCAGGCATACCGGCAGTCGGCATCCTCGATCGGACGATATTCGGTGCGGCGCTTAGCGGTGCGCTTCAGCCGCCATTTCTGAGCAAGTTCGCGTTCGTGTTTCAAGATGCCGCCGTAAATCTGAGGCCGATTTCATTCAGCCGGACGTCCGATGTTCCGTCGATTGTCGCCCTGACCTGGAAGTCACTTGCCTGACCAGGCGGCAGGAACTTCTGCCGGATCAGCCGGTTTTCGAAGGCCGTTCCGAAGTAGACACTGCCGCCGAAATAATAGTCGCCGCCGAAATGCGCCGTCGCGGTATCAAGGCCCGGCAGTGTCACTGTCACCGTCTCGTTGAACGCCGTCTGCCCGGCATACTCGAACACGAGCGTGAGCGTTGCGGCGGCGTTCTTGTGATATTTGACATAGCCCTCGATCTTGTTGAACTCGGTGTCGAGCGGCGCTGAATAGAGCTTGGTGAGCCACTCCGTCTCGATGTTTGACGATCCAGCGTCGCCCGCCGTCCCGGAGCCTTCCATGCGGTAAAAATTACCGGACGCGTCGCCCATGAACACGTATTCGAGCCCGTCAATCGGATCGAGCATCGACATCACGAACGTCGGCTGGAATGCCATGTCGTGCTGTGTCGTCCAGCGCATCCACGGCGACACCTCACCGCCGCGCATCGCCGTGTTGATGACCCAGACCTCCGACTGATCATCCGGAAACAGATAGGCCCGGTTCAGCCGCGAATTGTAGACGTTGCGCCATCCGGTATAGCCCTGCACCTGGTCGGCGACGTTGGTCGTCAAGTCGTTGGCTTCGGAGTCGCCGAACTTGTCGGTGTCGGTCAGGCTCTCGATCCGTCCCTGGCGGCCGTAGATGATGTCGTTGCCGATATAGGCCAGCGACTCGTCACCGGACGCCGCCGAACCAGCGTAGAATTCCTCGAACGAAAAATCCTTGGCCGACGATCCCGACAGGTTGAATAGCTGCCCCTTCTCCGTCGAGAATATAGCGGTGCCGAACGCCTCGACGTGGCCATTGATCGGCCGCAGGTCCGGCATCAGCAGAAAGAACGGGTCGGCCTCCGACAGCGACGAGGATGGCCGATCGGCGACCGATATCGTTCTGTAATCGCTGCGGGTCGAACCGACCACCATATGCTTCGACGTGCTGCCGGCGTCCCTGACGTGGCTGAAAATCGCCCGTTCGTTCGAGATGTTGAGGTATTTGGCATAGAACGTGCCGAACGCAGCCGACGAGGCCGATCCGTTCAGAAATGACACGTCGGCAAACGTCGTGCCGTCCCACTCCTTCACGACCTCCAGCAGCGACAAATCCGTGATCAGAACCTTGTTGCTGAGTGCCCAATTGTGCGAGCGCCAATGTCCGCGCAGCTTCGCGTTGGCGTTCACCGTGCCCTTGAGCGTGAACGTGGTCTGGCCGTCCCATTCGTAGACCGACGCGCCGGCCTGGATCAGGACCGACACTGTTCCATCCGCTTTCAGCAACGTAGCACCGCCACGGATTTCCGCCGCGTTCGGCACCGTGCCGATCAGATCGAACGGCGTCCGGTTGCGGAGTTCGCGGTTTTCGGCATCGAGCAGGAAGTTATGACCGTCGGCCGCCTCCCGCGGGTCGATCTCGTCCTCGCTCGCGCGGGTGTGCAGCCCGCCGCCGAACTTGATGACGACGTCGAAATCCTTCGGCTTGATCTTCTGCGACATCAGCGCGGTAGCCAGGAGTCACGAGGCTGGATTTGTGTCATCAGCGTGGCGGCGCGCCCGATGCTGATGCGGTAGAGATCGCCGTCGAACTCGTTGCGCCGCTCCCGCTTCCAGAGTTGGACCCACGCCGGCACCATGGCGCGGAATACGATGTCCTTGAACGGCACCGTGTCGGTCAGAATGGCCAGCGAAACATCCTTGTCGTATTGATAGGTATAAATCCGGCCATTTTCCACGCTGGTCGGCGCGCGATCGAGGTGCAGTTCGCCGTTCACCGGGTTGATCGCGGCATAGACCGGAAGGCCGGTGTCGTCCTGCTCGGGGTCCGACAGCAGCATTGCGTCATAGCCACCTGGAAACTGATGCAGAAATTGCGTGTTCGTCTTGTCGACCATCGGCCAGCGCAGCCGGACAAAGCCGGTGCCGGATAGCGCGAGGCTGCGGTCTCCCGTCGCCAGCGTGATCGTGCTCTCGCCCTGTCCATTCGGCTTGGCGACGTTCGACGCGCCGTAGAGCTCGTCGATACCCTCGTTCACGACCTGCACCGCGACGTCGATCGCGACCTGGCGCGCGGAATCGGTCAGCGACGTGAGAAGACCGGCATCGCCGGCGATCAGGCCGACGCGCTTCAGGATCTCATTGACCGCGTTCAGAAGTGTCTTTGCCATGTGCCCCGATCTTCTCGCGCATGCTGTTCATGTTGTCGCGGCGCTCGAGCTTGATCCCGAGCCGTTTGCATTCGGCGCGGAGTTCGTTGATGCCCATCGTCGACGGCGCCAAGGGCGGCGGCGGTTGCCGCTGCTGCTGGTATTGCCGGGCGAGATCGGCGATCGCGTCGGCTTCGACACCGTTCTGCTGGCCGCCGGAAGGCAGCGCCGGCAGGCCGTTCTGGACCTGCGCACCAAGGGGCCGGTTCGGGATCGGCGGCCGCGTCAGGCCGCGCTGGCGCAGTAGATCGCGCAACAGCAGCGCCGGCATGTCCGGATGAACCTCGATGCCATTCTTTCTGGCGTAACGCCTTAGCTCATCGCGCCGTGCCTTCGAAAGCGGGTCGCGCGGATCGTCAATTCGATTCAGTTGCATGCCTTGCTCCGTTGGGCATGCGGCAACAGGCGGGGCCGTAGCCCCGCCCGCCGTCATGCCGATCAGTTCGACAGGTTGGTCGCCGCGACGCGGATCGCGCGGGAGAAGTTCGAGTTCAGGACCGCGCCCGCCCAGAATGCCTTCCAGGCCAGCGTCGAGATCTCGTTGAACGGGTCCGACGCACCGGACGAACCGCGCTCGTGGAAGATCATTTCGAACGAACCCTTGTTCTCGCCGGCGCGGTAAACGCCGTCGGTGTGGCGCTTGCCGAGGCCGACCGAACCATACGCATCCTGGCCATAGACGACGATCGTATAGACGTCGGTATCGCCGGAGGTGGTGCGGAAGTCCGCCGCGGACAGCGGAGCACCGCCGCCGAGGTCGATCGAGGCGTCTTCGGTCTGGACGAACCGGAGACCGCGGCCAGCCTTGCCGTAGTAGCCGAACTCGCCCGTCACCGTTGCCGTCTGGCCGGCGTAGGTCTCAACCGACTTGAAGCCGGTGAGGCCTGCGACGTCGACCGCGACGTCCGGGTGACAGATAGCCCAATAGCTCGGCAGGATCGGCGCGGTGCCGATNNCGCTGCGTCGAGTTGTCTTCCGCGATGTCGCGCTGAAGCTGGTTCAGCGAACGCCCGGCCGATTCCCCGAGGATTTCCACCAGCTCGTCGGTGGTTCCGTTCGGGTTGTAGAGGTCGACTTCCTCGTTCACGATGTAGAACTGACCGTATTTTGCAACGGTCGCGGTCACATCGGTGAACGTCGGAGTGTCGGCATCCCGGCCCTGCATATAGGTCGAGGTCGCGGTGAGCTCGGAGAGCGCCGTGGTGGTCGGCGTTTCCTGCTCGATGCGCCGCCACTTGATCGTGGAGGTGCCGGACTGCCGGGTGATCTGGCCCGGCATGGTGCCAGCGAAGTACGGGCAGACCTGCTGCGCGCGGCGCAGGAAGGTCTGTTCGAAGATAACGTTTACCGGCTTCTGGAGTTCGGTATCCGTTGCAGTGATCGTCTGAGCCATAGCTTTCGTTTTCCTGTTGAGCTATGGCGCCGCTGGGTCAGCGCCCGAACAGCTTGTCCTTTTCCGCCTGGAAAGCGGCGGGGGTCATGGCTGCAAAATCGGGTGCCTTGCCTTCTGGCGCCTTGGTTGATGCGCCCCGAACGGCTGCGGTCACGGCCTCACGATCTTCAGTCGCCTGTCTGTCAGGAAGTTTGCCGTATTTCTTGGCAAACTCCTTGCCGAGCGCGCCGACAACCTGCTTGAACTTTTGCGGGTTCTCGTGGCGCTGCACCCATGCCTGCGCAAGCCGCGGATCTGAGGATGCCTTGGCATCGATCCAGGCTTGCATGAACGTATTGTCGTAGAAGTCCGCGGGCAGATCGCCCCGAACCTTGTCGATCGTGTCGTTCATGTCTCGCTTGAACCGATCCTGGCGGATCTCGTCGCGCGCGCGCAGCACTTCGTCAGTGGCGACTTTCACATCGTCAGCCGCTTCCGCCCTTGGTTCGGGCTTTGCGGGTTCCGGCGAACTCGGCTTGCTCCCGTCGAATTCGGCGAGAAGCTTATCGAGGTCGTCGTCTGTCCGCGCGCCCGTCGCCTCCGTGTCCGGCACTGCCGACACTTTGGTTTCGTCAACCGCGGCTTGCGTAGTCTGGTCTTCGCTCATGGGTTCTCCTGGTCGCGAAGGTTTCGTTATGCCCCGGGCGGGGCGGTGTTTTCGGTGAGGAAGCTTCGCCACAGCTCATGCTGCGCTCTGCGTCCTGACCGGAAAATCCAGTCGGCCTGCTGCTCGACGACCGCGCCAGCCTTGGATGGGCTGTACGGCTTCGGCTCCGGGCTCTCGATGATGGTCAGCAGTTCCTGGAAAGCGCCGTGCTGGCGGATCAGGAACAGCAATTCCTTCAGTTGCGGGCTCATGCGGCCTGGCCGGTTAGGTCTTCAAGCAGGGACAGCTGCTGCGGCACCTGTTGCACCGGAGGCGGCGCCTGCGACGTCGATGTCGTCAGGATGGCATCTACGTCCGTCCAGCCGCCCTCGCGCAGCACCTGGGCTTGCGCAGCCTTCAGATTGACGCCGGGCGGTTGCTGCATCTGGATCGCCATTTGATCCATCTGCAGGGCCATCGCCATCGAAGACGTCTTCATCTGCTTCTTCTGCGCCTCTTCCGCCGGGCCGCCGGAGCCAAACCATTCGAAGATCGCGTTCTCCGGCAGCTGGTCCTTGGTGACGTCGACATAGCCGCCATATGCCGCGATGAAGAACGACACGCCCTCGCGCTTGATCGAGTCCCGGCCCATCCGATAGGCCATGTCGAGGAACCGGGTCAGCGGCCCCTGGCCGGACTGCCGGACATAGTCGACCGTGCGCACCGCGCCGCGCTGCAGCTCGGCGTCCTTGGCGA